AATAGATTAAATCTTGTTACATGCTCTTTACGAGTTAACACATTGAACCGCCATATTGGTATAAATGGCCGTTCTATTACTTCAGCTTCATCAGACTTCACTTTAAAACTTGATACAATTCAAGACGTTGATATTAATAGGAAACTATGTTCAACTCCTGAAGCTCAATTGATAACCAATCAACTTAGTTGTAAACGGTTATTCCAGTTCATTAACTTTATTGATGAATATGAGGATAGTAAAATTGATCATTATGGTGAATTGCGGATATTAATTAACACAAATGCTGCAGTTCAACGATGGTCTAAGAAAATTAATATAGAATTTGCAACTTACTCAGAAGCACCAAGTTGGTTAATTGAGGATCTATCACTTCAAGATTCTTGGAACAGAGAATACCGTAATATACTAATTGAATTCAAGAAAAGAAAGCTCAGATTCAAGCACGAACGTGAGGACTTACAACGTACTATCGAAAGAAAATTGGAAGAAATTGATCGTAAGGAGAATGAATACGATGAAAACTGCTTTCGTGATAATCCAGTTTTATTAATTAATAAAATATCCACACAATCACTTCCTTACAATATTGTTGAAAAGCATGTTGCTTTAAATAGTAAAGAACGTAAGAAAGCATTGCGTATGGAGCTCGACGATTACAAACGTAGACTCTATAAACGTTTTATTAATAAAGATATCAATTACGATGAATTATATGAAATTGTAAAGTAAGTTCCATCCCTGTTCTTGATTTCGTTAATGATGGTGTAGAACTTAAAGAGCGTGTATGGAATTTCGTTGATCTTTGGGAAACACATAAACATAAGTATACCCAAACCAACTGGAGTGATTCACGATTTGATGCCAAATTAGGTATCAACAAAACCGGTAATAGATTGATGGATTATACATTATGTACAATTAATGATAGTAGACGGGAGCGTTTACGAAATAGTCTAGTTAATAGATTTAACATTATGGGTAGATTGAAACATGTTAAAATATCAAAATTTGAAACGGTAGGCGAAAAGTTCATCAATAACGAAGTTACATTCAATCATAGGCGTACCAGTCTGAAGACTTTAATAAAGAAGATTAAGTGCGGTGGTCACTATGAGGATGTTGGTTTACCATTACCTATAAATAAGTTTTCTCGACCTGTTGGTGTAATACGTGATGATATGCGTGATAAGAGACCATATAAAATCAAGAATCGTGAATATGAGAAGGATTCAGTCGTTTTCGAATATATGAATATAAATGAAAATGAAATGTTAACTGAATTTACCGATAAGGATACTCGAATATTCAGTGGTGACTGGAGATATGCAAGGCGTAATATTGTTAACATGTGTACTGATAATGAACGTCGTATGTATAGTTATTTTGAACTAATTAATGGTTATTTCAGTCGTGCAGATATTGATCTTGTACTACCTAAATTAGGAAAATATAATAGTGATAGTATTATAGGATTACCTATTAATCCAAAAGCAAAATCTGGACATTTAACTAGTCGAATGGTCTCACCAAAACGAAATATCAGTACAGAATACACTAAGGAAGCCGCTAAATATTATGCAGAAGAAATTATGAATGATAATGATTATACATTTGACAAATCATTAACTTCAATCGGTGGTAGAGAGAAACGTGTTAATGTGGGTGATGTAGACAAGCAATTCAAGACTCGTGGTATCAATAATCCTGAGGACATACCAACATTAATATCACAATCTGTAATTAAACAAGTTAATGAGAATCTTCAGAAACGTAACGAAGGTTTTAATTATGGAGGTCGTATTAATGGTGGTCGTAATTATTTAAAGTTTTTAGAGACAATGGCATGTGACTTAGATGAAATTAACGTAAATCCAGATATTACACAACATGACGGTAGTGTTCAAGAAGTGCATGCAGTTACTGCAATTGCACTTATTAGATGTTGTTTTGATCCTTGTGAGAAACTTGACAAATTATTCATATATATTTTATCTTCAGTCATATTTCGTAGATTCGTTGTGCCTGAATCAGGTATTATTTATGAAGTAACAAAGGGTCTATCAACCGGTCATGGGTTTACAAGCTTAATGACAACATTAGTTGCGTATGGTACACTTTCAACAGCATTGCATAAAGTTTGCTCAAAAGAAGATTTATTAGATACGCGTATATTAAATGCAGGTGATGATATGACAGCTAAATTTAAAACAAAGTATGTTAATAAGTTATATCAAGAAATTAAAGAAAATAGTGGTTTTGATTTTGATGATATACGTGAACATTGTGGATATTTCGCTGCTAAAGGGACTAATGGCCTTAATTGTACTTTTTTAAAGAAGAAGTATAATAATTTCTCATGGAACGATAAAGAATTATTTGCTAATTTACTTACACCTACAATGAAGACAAAAGGCTTTGGTAGTAAAATAGGTAATTTAAAGCAAATGATATTACAAGCACCGTTTGACCGTGATTTAAATAACAAGTTAAAGACTATAATGGTTATGCATACATTTAATGATTATGCTGAACGTTATAAGCGTAGAACTTTAGTTAATAAAAGAGTAAATCATTTGTATAATAATTTCTTGACATATTTAGCTAAAACACCTGGATGTATTTACGATCCGTTGATATATTTACGTAGATTAAGGCGTAAAACAGGTGATTTTGATATTTGGTGTCAACAATATCAAGATTATACTAAGTTTAATGTAATTAATTATTTAATATTTGAACTTGAAGAGTTAAATGTAGATATTAATACAAAGAAAAGGTGGTTTAATAAGCATTTACGACTTGAGTGTCATAGGGTAACTATGAGGCTTGCAGTCTTTGACATTGGTAAAAAGAATACTGATCCAAGGGGTTTCTATTATAAGAATATCAAGGACTATAGGGTTATGAGAATATAAGTAATATATGTAATACCAATATGGCGGTTCAATGTGTTAACTCG